TCCACCTTTATTTTGTTTTACAACAAAAGGTGAATAAACTATCGCTGCATCAGAACCCACTTTCAAAGTAGGAAAAGGATTTTTTTGTTTTACTACCTCTACTTTTGTTTTTTTAAAATTCATTAATGTATCGTCGGTTTTACAAGTTCAATTAGGTCAAGACCACCTTGATCTAATAAATTCTTTGCCTCTTTTGCACTAAGATGATCATAAAACAGAACTCTTGCTGCTGCCATCATAGCACCAGCTAAAAGTATACTATCTTCAGAACTTTTGCTACTGTTTTTTGCTATATACATAAGCTTATCAAAGTAATCAGCTAGTTTTTCTTCTGCGTTTCCCATTTTTAGATATCCCTGCCTCATTTAGTGCAATTGCAATTGCTTGTTTTCTAGATTTAACCTTTTTTTTCGATCCGCCAATGTTTAATTTACCTTTTTTAAACTCACGCATTACTTTTGCGACCTTTTTTTCTCTTTTTTTCACTGTTTTTGTTTATCAATATTAACATTTGCACGTAATTGAGCAATATCTTCGTTAGAATCTATTTTATCTTGCGCTATTTTTGCTTGTTGATCAAGTTTTGCAGCGTCAAGTTCTAATTTTTGACCGTCATTTTGTGCTTTTCTTTGAATATCTTGTGCTCTAAGTTGTAATTCTTGTTGTTTTAGGCCAATTAAAGGATCTTGTCCTTGTCCTTCCATAGCTTCTTGTTCTTCTATAAACATTTCAGATATAAAATCACTAATTTTGTCTGCAACTTGTACTTCAAGCTGTTTTTGAAACTGCATTTGTAGTTCTGGTGGTATCTGTCCGCCATATTTTTGTGCTTCTTGTTGTATGACCTCTTGCATTTGTGCTTCTACTTCTTCTCTTGCAAGTAAAGAAATATGCTCCATTACATGCGCTTGTAAAATAATGGTAGCTTGAGGATTTGCTCTCACTAACATTGATGACATAAATACCCTATGTGCTTCTATGTGTTGTTGATGAGCTTGTCCTCTAAATACAACTAATTTTTTGCCCATCAAAGCATCTGCATTTTCGATACCAGGATCTTTAGGTGCATCTGGTTTTGGAACAGGTAATATTGCATCAATATCTTTGACGCCAAGAGCTTGATACATTCTCTTATATGCTTCATACAAGTTATGTTGTTTTGGATCAGATTGTGCCATCTGCAATTGTGTCTGAGCCAAGGTAACACGTTGAGACATAGAAAAAATATTAGGATCCGACACAGGCATAATATCTACTCTTTCATCAAAGTCTGAAGATTTAAATACAGCAGCAGCGTTTTTGCCTACATCATACGGATAAACTTGTGGATAAAAATCTTTAAAAACTTTAGCTAATAAATTAAATTCTGTCTTTTGTGCGTAGTGTAATCTTTTATGTATTGCGCTCATCACTCTTGAACCACGCTCAATCAAAGCCATTGTAGTTCCAACAGGTGCATTAGCAGCAACGCTGTCACCTATTTTTTGATCAGCAATTGTGGCAAAACGTTGACCTGACTGTACAACGAAACCTAAGAGTTGAAACAAAGTTGCGCTCGGCTCTTTGTAAGGTAAAGGCATGAGTCCTGCACGCAAATCACCACTTGGTGCATCTACGTCTCTAAACTCACCAGGTTGTAACGGATTATCATCATCACGTATTCTTAATCCTCTTGCTTTAAATCCTGCTGGTAAGTTAGATAAAGTTCCTGCATCAATTAATTGTCTTAAAGCAGACGTTGCAGTTCTAGATAATCCACCTAACATGTGAATCAAACCAAAACCATAAAATCCTAGGCCAGGTAAAAACTTGTAGTGTACAAAGTATTGTTTCTTTTTCTTAAAAGAATCCTCTTCTTCAAAGTTTCTGTAAATTGATAATACTTGTTGTGAGCCTTCATCTATAGTTACAATGTATGGTAATTTTATTCCGTCATCATTTTCGTAACCTGGTACGTCAAGATCACAATGTATTTCTAATAAAGTATAGACATCATTCTTATATGCTGAACCAGTAGGTCTTACACCATCTAGTTTATTAACAGCTTCTTGAACGTTTGAATTGCTTGGTTCATTTTGGTATTGAAGATCTACATCTTTGTAAATACCTTGTACCTGCATCTTTCTAACTTCGTTTTCATTTCTTTTAATTACATGTGTAACTCTTTCAGCTGTTGCTAAATCAGTTGCACTATAAGGTACTATTAAATCTTCACTTGGGACAAACTTCGATACTGCTCTATTAAGGGTTGTATCAAAATAAATTTTCTTAAATGCCGATCCTGATAAAGGTAGATAAAATAACATCTGGTCCAAATCTGGATCAAAATCTTCCATGACATGCATAATTTGATAGTTCATAAATTCTTGGACACGCTGTGCTTGTTCTTCTTTCTGAGCATTTTGCTCACCAATAATTTGTGTTCTCACAGGGCCATTAGCTGGTAATAATTCTTTATAAGCTTGTGCTTGAAACTGTGTTACTGTTTCAGCAAGTAAAGGATGTGTAACACCACTAGCTCCTTGAAAGGGTTGAGATCTATCTTCGTAATTAAATCCTAGTAATTTTAAACCCTTTGAGTATGAATCATACCATTCATCTCTTGATGATTTATCATCTTTGTATTCCTGCATAAGATCTGAAGACAAATTTTGTAAATCTTCTTCATCAATAAACTCAGCTAAATTTGCATCAAATCTATCTTCTGGTGGTGTTTCAACGGGATTAATGATAGCTCCACCATCATCTGTCATTTCGACGTTTTCTATTGTTAATTCATCTTCTGGTGTTTCAACAGTAATCGACTCAGATACGACCTCCGACGGCTCACCTGTAATTCTTCTTTCAACCATTAAGCTACCTCAAATATATCAATCATTTCAACAAGTCCACCTCTGGCTTTGTGGGTTTTGTATGGTTCTAGCATTTCTTCTGTAATTTTGATAGCAAAAGATGGTGTTGTATTTTTATCAGTAGGCACTGATATTCTTTCCAATCTATAATTTGGGTTGTTATTTATTAATGTTTCGGCTTGGTTTCGATTAGATAAAGTTGCTACCATGTTCCCGTTTTGATCAGTAATTTTAAATACATCTTTTGCTCCTCCTTTAGTTTGCACGTTGAGTATCATAAATTCTGAGTTGTTAGATTTTGCTTGTGTTTTTAATATCTTCTCTATGACAGATGTATAGTGCTTGCCATCTGGTGTTTTAGCATTTGGACCACCGTAAAATTCTGACATGCCTATACCTTTGTATTCTGATCCCAAGAACTCTCCTCTAGCTGTAAAATAATCAATCTGTTTTTTCTTATCGGCAGCTCTTACATCCATTGGTGTAGCTGAGTTACCTTTGAAATTATATCTGTCAATGACAAACTGATCAGGTGTAACAGCATAAAAATCTGGTACATTCTCTTCTTTTAAAACAAATTTTCTGTATGCGAGCTCAAACAAATCTTTTTTAATTAGAGCGTCTGCCCATTCCTCTCTTTTCTTAAATGGTATATCTGGAAATAATCCGTCATATGTTTTGCTGTCTATAACAATAAGTTCATTGATCATTTCGTCAATGTTTTGTGTTAATGCCTCTTTTAATCGTGTAACAGAAGCAGGATCAAGTTCTCTTGTTTCAATATATCTATTAATAATCTCATCTACCTCAGCATCGAGTTTCACTAGTTTTTCACCAATCAAATCAACTTCTGTTTGTGATCTTTTTAGTGGTCTAAACACTGATTTGTTTTCCTCAAAAAACTCTAGTGCTTGATTACCCATACGACTTAACTGTGGCAGTGTTGTTGAATCTTTGCCTTCGTCTTGTATTTTTCTTAAAGTGGCAACAAGTTTTTGTTTTCTGCCAGCTGCCGCTTGCATAATATCTGATTGTATTTCATCAGCAAATGCTACACGAACAACGCCGCTCGTATCAACGTTAGATCCTTTTGCTATTTCGCTATCTAAATCTCTAGTTTTTACAATCAACTCATCCATCTGATCTACTAGACCAGGGCTTATTTCACCAAGTGTATCGCCATAGTCAGTAAGCATTTGTTCTAAAGATAATTCATTAATGACATCAAGATCTGCCTGATTTAAACCTCTTCGAACACCCTCTCTATTTAATTTGTTAATTGCTTCTGCATATAAACCAGAAAGTTGTCTTTGCGCTCTTTCTCTTTCACGAGTGAGACCAGGTACTTTTGATGCTGTTTGTGGTGCTGATAGTTTTGTTGGTAATATTGCATTACGGTCCGTGAGCCGTGTCCATCCAACTATGTATGATTCATCAGGTATACCAAACCCGTGTTGAGAGATACTCTCACCTTGAAAAATTCCTTGTGGATCAGCGCCTGAATCGCCAGGTAATTTGTTTTTAGGTATGTATAAAACTCTTTCACGTTGCGTGTCTGATATGTAACCTGGTTCTGCGTAGCCTGAATATGCTGTAGGTTTCTCGCCATACGGATTAATGATCTCGGACCCCTGACCTGTAGCATGAACATGCATGCCTCTAATAGGTGACTGACGTAAATGATCAATGACTTGTTTTTTTGGTATTGGTGTATTCTCATCATAGATACGAAGCAAAGATTCTATTTGGTAATCTCTAAATTCAGAATCTCTAATTCTATTTTTACGGAAGAAATCAAGTAAAGCTTTTTTATTAATAAATATTTCTGGGGTATCTGGTCTTGCCAAAACTCTTTCTATGTCAGAATAGAAGACACCTGTGATTGGTTGATTTGTTTTTGGTGTTACAGCTATATCCATACCTGTTACATCATCAACTAAATTAACCTTGTCATTATCCTCTGGTGTTGGATCAAACACATCATCTTGTTTTTTAATTTTTTCTTGTTCTAAACTTTGTTTTTGTTTCTTTGTTGGATTATTTAAATTTTCTTTTGGTGTTGGTATTGGTGCTGTTTCGTTTACAGGTGGCTTTGTAAATAGTTTAAAGAAAGGTAATTTAAGATTTGCTTGCTCCATTTCTCCTGTAAAAATATTTTCTGTTGGTTGCACATCAAAAGTTTTTGTCATCGGTGCAGCAGATGTTTTCTGCTCTATGTCAAATACATCTTCTTTTGGTTTTTCCTCACCAAAAGAACGTTTCGTGCCTTTTGCTGCATCGCCAAACTCTACAGTAATTCTTGGTTTTGGCTGTAATAGCTCCTGTTCCTCTTCAAATATATCGTCCACGTCTCCTACTAATCCTCCGCTTTGCATTTGTGCAATGCCAGCATTTCTTGCACCTTCACTTAAAAGCTCAATGGCTTTTTCTAAATTTACAATCTCTTCGTCAGAAATTCCATACTTATCTTTTAATATTTTTCTTTCAGGTGATCCAGGAGGTCCACCAATAAGATCTAAAAACTTTTCTTCAAGTGATTTGTGTTTTCCAAGTATAAACTCACCAACAGCTACCTCTGCTCCTATATTTTCTAAATCTTTACTTACAGCATCAAGTTTTGATCTATTACCAGTTTCATTAAATTCTTTATATGCTGTCCTAGCCCTACTTTCTAACACGGGCTGCTGTATTGCGTTAAGTTCTGAAATATCTAGATAATATGAACCAGGTATCATTCCAGCACCTTCAAGGCCCTCTCCAACTGTTTTACCTACCTGACTGCTTTCAAAAGTGTGGGCTATTTGAATACTATTTCTAGGTGCATTTCCTGTTTTAGACGGAAATCTTTTATTTAAAAATGGTTTAGCAAGATTACCTACCTCCTCTCTAATCTTGTCATAATAAGAAAACTTTTGAAAATTTTTATACTCAATAGAATTTGGATCTAATAAAGCATTTATGTCTGAACCAAATTCATTCATAAAAGCACCAAAATCACCTTTGACAGGATCTTTTGTATTTGGTGATGTTTGTCTTACAAAATCTAAATATCTTTTTAGTTTTGTAGAAAAATCTCTTTTTACTTTTCCATTAATGACTGGATAAAAACTGTCATCAAGTTTTTGCATATTATTTTTTAAATTATTGTACACATCGTTTGTGTTTAAATATTTGCCAAATAAATTTGTGATTCTGGTTTTATCTCCGTCTACCTCATCACCCACTTTTAAAAATCTATTTATTTGTTGAATCTGGTCTCTGTTATAAACTCTGCCTTTTTCAAAACCCTTTTTTGGATCAAAAATTCCAAAGCCTTGACTTTCATTAAATGATTTAATTTTTCTATTTAAAGCACGTAAGTAGTTTGTTTCTGTAGATAAAGCATCCGTGCCTGCATACTTTGACATACTTTGTTCACTAGTAAAAGCTTTAGCAAAAGCTTGTCTTACTTGCTCAGGATCATTTGATCTAAAATTTTCAGCTTCTCTAAGTATATTAAATTCATCATAAATTTTTTGATCTGCTTCTTTTGATAATTTAGATATCTGATCTCCTCCTGCCTGACCTATGCCGCCTGATTTGGTTTGGCCTAATGTATTTGCAAGGTAAGCTCTAAAATAACTATCTTGTGGTATATTTATATTGCCTGATGAATCAGTATAAAAAAATTTACTAGCATTCTCATCAGATGACATGATAGCTTGTAACTCCCTGTTACTCATTTTATCATAATTTTCTAAAATAAATTTTTCACCTTCAGGTGTAGTTTTTTTTACTGATCCCTCTGGTGCTAAATTTCTTTTTTTGCTTAAACCTTTTTGTATTGCAAGTTTTTCTAATCTATCAAATTCTTTTTCGCCTACATCTTTTCTAAGTTTATTTAAAACTCTTTTTCTATTTTTACCAGATGCATACGCTTTTTCATATTTTTGACTAAAATTATTTACAGCTTGATCTGCTTCTTTAGCTGCTTTTTCTAATTGAGGGTCAACACCAGGTTTAATTTGTTTTTGTTCTTGTAAAAAATCTCTACCGAGTACATTTATACCTGTATCTCTTTCTCTTGGTGTTGGTCCACGTTTCTTTTTTCCTGACATAAATCTTTTCTGTATAATGCCACCACCTAAAGTTGTGTCTAGCTCTTGTATAAAACCTGGTTGCTCTGCCTCTATGGCTTTAAGAACTTGTTCATCATTTAATAAATCCTGTATCGTTTTACCTGATTTCTTACCATAAACTTTCATACCTGTTTTAATTAGTGGGCTAATACCTCCCTTAGCTAAAGCACCTAGACCAATAATATCAAGAGCATCTATCGGTAACATGACAATACCTAACTTCTGATTAAACGGTAACTCTTTAAATTTTGTTCCTTCTTGTTGCATAGTTGTAAGACCAACGTTTGCATCGCCAAATAGAAATTGACCCGCTTTTGCAAAATCATATTTTAATTCTTTCAACATATTAGAATCAAATCCTAATAGTTTTTGAAGTTCTTTATTTTGTCTAAATTGTGATTCTAGTGCTTTACCTTGAAATGATTCGGGG